GGTGGGGTAAACAGCTAAGAGGTCTAGTACATTTTGGATCTCTTGCAGCTGGCACAGTACTAGCAGCAAAAGGTGCAGCAGCTACTGGAATCATAAGTATACCAGCTGGACTTGTAGCACTAACAAAAGCTAACGCCGTAAGAGGCTTGGCTGTTGGAGCTGCGTCTGACCTTATATCTAAAGAGTCAGATGAACAGAACGCACTAGGAGCGTTACGTGACAGATATGGCTGGGCTGATACAATTATATCTACTAGAGATACTGACTCTCCTGTTACAATGAAAATAAAAAACATTGTAGAAGGTATGGGCATAGGTCTATTCTTTGATGGTATGGCATATGCACTCAAGAAAGGCAGCACTCAAGTTGTAGATCAGATTGCAAAGCGTAATAAAAGTATAAAAGACCAGACAGTAGAAGCTGGTGTTGCACAGCTCCGTAGAGGAGAAGCTGAGTTTAGAGCTGACAAAAATGCACCAATAGCTGAACCACACCAAGGGGCACATACATCTGAGGTTGATCCACAAGTAGCTCGTGAACAGCTATCCAGAACTCGTAAAGAGTGGGGTCAAGAAGAAGGTGCTACTGGCTCCGTAACTAGACCACTAGAACGTGAGCGTATTGCACAAGAAGGTGCTACAGATGATGCGACAGTAGAACGCATTATGAAGACACTAATGAGTAGTGACAAGTTTGCAAAAGAACTAGAAAAAGCAAAAGGTGACAGAGCAACACTTGCTGCTACATTTAGAGAATCTATAGAAGCACATCAACGAATTACTGAGGGTAGAAATGCTGTTGATATGTCACCACAAGAATATCTAAAAGAGTTGTTTGAAACTAACGACGTAGTAGATGGTCAGGAAATATGGACATCTAAGAACGTAGTTGTAGCTGACTTAGTTATAGGTTCTTTGATGAAACAGCTTAGAGATACAGGTATAGCTGCACGTGAAATATCTGATTTAGTTGATATTACAGATGTAGACGGGCCAGCTAAACAGCTTGTAGATACTATGCTTACTGCATTATATCAAACAAAGAAAGCTAGATTTGTCAAGTCTGACTCATTTAGAGCTTTATCAGTATCAGGTAAGAAAGCAAAACAAGCTGTAGACGAAGCAGTGCAAGCTGACATAGCTGATGCAAAAGAGTCTATAATGTCTATACTTAAGATTTCTAAAGATAATGCAGATGATGATATGGTCAATGCAATTATCGAAGCGTTTTCTATTATGGATGACGTAAACACATTAGAAGATTTTGACCAGTGGGCAAGAACAGTTATCAAAGGTGGTAAGTTAAATAAAAATGATATTGACCGTACAGGAGCCCTTATAAGAGAGCTTGAGGGTGTTATGACCAATAGTGTCCTAAGTGGCCCTAAAACTCCTGTGAGAGCCATTATGGGTACAGCTGCGGCTACATTCCTACGTCCGTTATCTACAGCTCTAGGTGCTGCGGTACGTTATCCGTTTGACGGTGACGCATCTACACTACGAGCTAGTCTATCAGCTGTAAATGGCATGCTAGAAGCTATACCAGAATCCTTTACACTATTTAGAACTAAACTAAATTCATATTGGAAAGGTGATCTAGCTACAATCAAAACCAGATTTTCTGAGTTTAGTCGTGGCGATCAGAACTGGGAGCTTATACGTAGATGGGCAGAAGATAGTGGTAGAGCCACTGCTGGAGATACAGCTGCATTTCGTCTTGCTAACATAGCACGTAACTTAAATGATAGTAACTTCCTGACATACTCTACAAAGATTATGGCAGCAACTGACGATGCTTTTGCATATATTCTTGGCCGTGCTAAGATGCGTGAGAAAGCTATGCGTAGAGTTATGGAGCTACAAGGCAACGGCATACAGACACCTAAAATTAACAAAAAGTTAATGCAAGCATACGAAGATGATTTCTATGCACAAGTCTTTGACTCTGCTGGTAATATCTCAGACGAGGCTACTGGGTTTGCACGTAAAGAAGTTACACTTACACAAGAACTTACAGGCTTTGCAAAAGGTCTAAACGATGTGTTTACAGCTACACCACTAGCTAAACCTTTCTTTTTGTTTGCTAGAACAGGTGTAAACGGTCTTGCTTTAACGGGGAAGTATACACCGGGTTTCAACTTCTTAGTTAAAGAGTTTAACGACATTGCATTTGCTAATCCTAATAACTTAGAGTCTGTATCTAAGTATGGTATTTTTACACCAGAAGAGCTAGCTAACGCCAAGGCTTTGCAAACAGGCCGATTGGCGATAGGCTCTGGTGTAGTATTTATGGCGGCACAAGCATGGATGCGTGGTGATCTTAATGGCAACGGCCCAGTAGATAGATCAAAAAGACAGATGTGGATAGATGGTAAGTGGGAACCAAGAACAATAAAGCTAGGTGCTGTACGTGTTGGTTATGATAACTTTGAACCATTTAACCTAATTATGTCTACAGTCGCTGACATAGGTGACGCAAGCGAACTTATGGGTGAAGAGTGGACAGAATCAGAACTACAAAAAATCTCATTGGTTGTTGCACAGGCTATTACAAGTAAGTCATATCTAGCTGGTATACAGTCATTTGTTGATTTGTTTGCTGGTCGCCCCGGTCAGTTTGATAGAATCATAGCTGGACTAGGCAACAACATCGTACCTCTTGCTGGTTTACGTAACGAAATGGGTAGATTATTTACACCATACATGCGTGAAATTGGATCAGGTATAGACCAGTCCATACGTAACCGTAACTTGATTACAGAACGTTTAGCTGGAAACAACCAGTTACCTATTAAGTATGATATGCTAAATGGTAAACCTTTAAAAGATTGGGACTTCTTAACTAGAGCTTACAACGCTGTTAGTCCAATTAGTCTTAACTTAGATCAAAGTCCCGGTAGAAACTTCTTATTTGATAGTGGCTATGATCTACGTATGTCTACATATTATGCACCTGATAGCACAAACTTGACTGACAATCCAAGAGTTAGATCTGAGTTTCAAAGACTTATAGGTGAACAAAACTTAGAGCGTGAGCTAGATAAGCTAGCAGTCGACCCTAAGATTATAGCATCTATGGAACAGATGTATGCTGATATTAGAGCTGGTAAACGTGCTCAGTATGATGCTAGAGATTACTACCACAATATAATCATAGATAGATTATTTCAACGGGCACGTCGTAGAGCTTGGGCACAGTTAACATCTAACGAAGAAGCGGTAAAGCTGATGGAAGAAGAAAGACTTAAGAAAGTTAGAAAACTGAAAAAGAAAAGAGAAACCCGTAACATCCTCAACATATACAAATAAATGGCAACAACATTCGTAGAATACACTGGGGATGGAAACGCTACTAAGCAGTTTTCTTTCCCTTCATATCAACAATCTGACATAAAGGTAACAGTAGATGGTACAACTAAAACAGTAAGTACACACTACAATATTACTGGCTACACTACAACAGGTGGCGGTAATGTAGTCTTTACGTCAGGAAATATTCCCACCAGTCCCGCCCTAATTCGTATTTTTCGTGACACTGATGTAGATGATGCTAAGGTTACATTTACACCGGGGTCATCAGTCAAAGCAGCTGACCTTAATAACAACCATAAACAATTATTATTTGCTGCACAGGAAGAACAGAATCAATTAATACAAACTGCTAACATTCGTGACGATGCAGTTACTACAGCCAAGATCAGGGACGATAACGTTACTACAGCTAAGATAGCTGATGATAACGTAACAATGGCAAAACTAGGTAGTGGTGCTTTGCCTACAGACATAACAGTAGCAAGTGCTAACTTAGTTGATGGTACAATAGTCAACGCTGATGTTAATACGTCAGCTGCAATAGATGGTACTAAAATAACACCGGCATTTGGAAGTCAAAACTTATCAACTACTGGTACAGCAGCTACAGGTGCTCTTACAGTTACAGGTGCGATTGCTGTATCTACTACTGTAGACGGTAGAGATGTAGCAGCAGATGGTACAAAACTTGACGGTATAGAGTCAGGAGCTACAGCAGATCAGACAGCAGCTGAGATTAGAACTTTAGTAGAATCTGCTACTGATAGTAACGTCTTTACAGACGCAGATCATAATAAACTAAATGGTATAGAAACTGGTGCTACTGCTGACCAGACTAATGCAGAAATAAAAACTGCATACGAAGCAAATGCTAACACTAACGAGTTTAGTGATGCAGAGCAAACTAAGCTAGCTAATATAGAAACAGCAGCTACAGCCGATCAGACTGCTAGTGAAATAAAAACACTACTACAATCTGACAAACTAACTTTGTCTGAGATCAATACTACATCTACAGACAGCAGATATTTTACAGAAACTGAACTAACAGGTGGTGCACTAGATGGTAGATACTATACTGAAACAGAAGCTGAAGCTAAGTTCCTTAGACAGGACTCTAGTGAAACTATTGCTAGTGGAGCTACTTGGTCTAACTCTGACGCATTTGTTGCTACTACAGCTGCTATCAATGCACGTATCATTGACCTTATAGATGAAGTTGGTGGTTTTACAGCTATTACAAACCAAACTAGCTTTCCAACAACTAACCCACAGGGAGCTACAGGACAGTCTGCTATACTTAGTATACAGGCTACAACAGCTACACTAACACCTAGCGGTACAACAGTTACCATACCAAATGGTGCTGGTACAGGAAACACTGTAACTATTACAGGTGTGACTGCTGCTATACCTGTAGGTTTTGGTTTTCTAGTAGAATCAACAAGTACCTTACATACTTATAGCTTTCACAGGCTTGTACCGAAGGCTACAGAAGTTACAACAGTTGCAACAAATATAACTAACATTGTTAACGCTGGTGCAAACGTAGTAGATATAAATAACTTTGCTGATATATACCAAATATCTGCCAATGCTCCAACACAAAGAGCTGATGGTACATCTTTACAAGAAGGTGACTTATGGTTTGATAGTTCTAACGATAACTTACTTGTATATACAGGTAGTGCGTTTTCTATTATTACACCGTCTCAAGCAGTTCTTGATGACGTAGCTATTGTATCTGGTGCGATAACATACAGTGAAGATTTAGGTCTTATCACAAATGCTGCATCTACAGGTAGCTCTAATGGGTCACTTGACATAGTTGCAGATGCACTAGAAGATGAAATAACATTTACCGTTACAGCAGCCACAGGTAAATTTATTATTGATGGTGTAGATAAGCCTGCACTAACATTATATAAAGGCTGGACATATACATTCGACGTAAGTGACGCATCAAACGCAGCACACCCACTACGGTTCTCAAGTGGCGGTAGTGCTTATAATACTGGTGTTACTGTTACTGGCACTCAAGGACAAGCTGGTGCAAAAGTCCAACTTGTAGTACCTGAGTCGCAACCAACAAGTTTTATATACTACTGTACAAACCACAGTGGTATGGGTAACAGTATAACTGTAAAAGACGATCCAATCAAAACAGTATCTGACAATGTTACTTCTGTTAACACAGTCGCTACAAACATAACTAATGTAAATACTACAGCTACTGCTATAAGCAATGTAAATACAGTTGGGTCGTCTATAGCTGACGTAAACAGATATGCAAATGAATATCAAATATCTGCATCTGCACCTAGTTCTCCAAGTCCCGGTGATCTTTGGTTTGATACTACCAACAATGTATTAAAAAACTATAACGGAACTATCTGGGCTGGTATTACATCTAACTCAGGTATAGCTAGTGTAGTAGATGACACTTCACCACAACTAGGTGGAGCGTTAGATGGGCAAAACAACAACATGTCAAACATAGGTACTATAGATGGTGCTAACTTACAACTTGACTTCGGAACTTTATAAATGGCAAAATTATTAAAACTAAGACGAGGAAACACCTCGCAACATGGTAGCTTTACTGGAGCCGAAGGTGAAGTTACAGTAGATACAGACAAGGAAACTCTTGTCGTACACGATGGCTCAACAGCTGGTGGTCATCCAGTAGCAGCAGAAGATATGGCTAACGTATCTTCCGCTTCTATTGCTGGTAGGCTAGCTAATGACTCTATAGCAACATCTAAGATTGCTGCTGGAGCTCTACCTTCTGACGTGACCGTAGCTAGTGCAAACATAGTTGACGGAACAATCGTAAACGCAGACGTTAACGCATCTGCCGCAATAGCTGGAACTAAAATATCTCCTAACTTTGGTTCTCAAAGTGTAGTGACAACAGGTAATGTAACTTTGTCCGATAGTTCGGGGGGAGGTAATAATAGGGCAGTTTTTGGTGCTAGTGGGGATCTTCAAGTCTGGCATGATGGATCAAATTCATATATTGCTGATGAAGGAACTGGTGCTTTAAGAATTTTAGGAAGTGCTATTCAATTAAAAAATGTCGCGAATAATGAAATAGGTTTAGAATTTACAGAAAATGGAGCAGTAGACTTATATTATGATAATAGTAAAAAGCTTCAAACACAAAGCGGAGGCGTAAGAGTTTTTGGTGATTTAGAAAACCATAACGATGACTTTGTAGCTAAAGATAATTGTAAGTTTAGTGCTGGAAATAGTGATGACTTGCAGCTTTATCATGATGGTACAAACTCCTATCTCAATAATACTGGTGGTATCTTACATATCAGAAACAATGATGTAAGAATACAGAGTCAAGGTGGTGAAACCATGATTCGTGGTATTGGTGATGGATCCGTAGAATTATATCATGATAATAGTAAGAAGATTGAGACGAACAGTGGTGGAGCTGATGTTACTGGAAATCTAAACGTTTCTAATGGAGTTGACGTAACAGGAAACCTCACAGTATCAGGAACAGTTAATAGTGGTGCTACTACTGTTACAGGGAACGTCTCAGTAACAGGTGAAATAGCAGCTACAAGTCATATAGACATTCCAGATAACGCAACAATTAAAGTTGGAACAGGTGATGATTTACAGATTTATCACAATGGAACAGCAGGGTACATAGACTCAACAGGAAACGATACTTTATTTATTCGTAATGGAACAACTGGTGGAAATATAAAAATACAGGGAAACAGTGGTGAAGAAAGTATTGTTGTAAATCACAATGGGACAGTAGACCTATATTATGATAATAGTCAAAAGTTTAATACGGCAAGTTATGGAGTGAATGTAATAGGCAATATGTCTGTAACAGGAACAATTGACGGTAGAGACGTAGCTGCTGACGGTAGTAAATTAGATAATATTGAAAATAATGCAACTGCTGACCAAACAGCTAGTGAAATCGTTAGTTTAGTAAGCGGACAATCTATAGCTCCTAACGATGTAAGTGCTAGTTATCTATATGGTACTTCTAAAATAGGTAGGGATTCTAATGACTACATACAGTGGGGTGATAATTCCCAAATGGATGTCTATGTTAATGGTAGCAACGAATTTAGATTTGAAGCTGACGGTGACTTCCATGCAGATGGCGATGTCTATGCTTTCTCAACAACTGTTTCATCTGACGAGAATCTTAAAAAAGATATAACAATCGTTAGTGATGCTGTAACTAAAGTAGAAGCACTAAAAGGTGTTACATTTAAATGGAAGAAAAACGATGCTGACAGTGCTGGTGTTATAGCTCAAGATGTAGAAAAAGTATTACCCGAAGTTGTTAAAACAGTTAATGATATGGAAGGTAATGAATTTAAAGCTGTTAACTATGCTGGTCTGACTTCTATTCTAATTGAAGCAGTCAAAGATTTATCAGCAAGAATAAAAGTATTGGAGGCTAAATAATGCCATTAGTAGGATCAGGTCAAATTTCATTAGGTGCCATAGCTACAGAATTTGGAGGGGATGCACCTCATGCACTTTCTGAGTATTATGGAAAAGGCAACTGCCCAGCATCTGGTGAAATACAATTAGCCGCTGATTTCTATGGAACTGCTAATACTTACGACTGTCAATACTTACTCGTCGCTGGTGGCGGCGGAGCTAGTGGCCCAGACAGTAGTAGTAATGGTGCCGGAAGTGGCGGTGCTGGTGGATACCGTGCTTTAACAGCAACTCTTACACCCGGCTCTAGCGGATTAACAGTAACAGTAGGTGGCGGTGGCCCCGGCGGTGGTGACTCATGGGGATATCAACCTTGGAACACACCGGGCCAAAGATTCTCCAGCAATGGAGGTAACTCATCATTTAACAGCACATCAGCCTCTGGTGGAGGTGCTAACGGTCTACTAACTACTGGTGCAAGCGGCGGCTCAGGCGGCGGTGGAGGTTATCAATCAGGTATCAGTTATACTCCCACAGTTAACTACAGTGGTGGTAGTGGAAACGCTGGTGGATATTCTCCAGCTGAAGGTGCCCCCGGTGGTGCTGGTAGAAACACCTACGGCTGGGGTGGTGACGGTGGAGACTTACCTTCTAGTGATAGAACTTGGTTAAACGGAACTACTTATGCTGACGGCCCCTCACCTTCTGGTAGTGGCGGACATGGTTCGGCTAATACTGGTAATGGTGCAAGAGGCGGAAGACAGCAATACCATCAGGGTCGTAATGGTGGTAGTGGAATAGTAATCATTAGATATGCTGGATCTCAAAAAGGTACTGGAGGTACTGTTACCAGCTCTGGAGGTTACACATACCACACATTTACAAGCTCAGGAACTTATAACCCATGATATTTGCACAAGTAACAAATGGAACAGTTACAAATATAATTGTTGCAGAACAAGATTTTATAGATACCTTACCAGCTGAAGAAAACGTAGAGTGGATAAAAGATACAGCTGGTAATAAAGCAAAGATTGGCGGTATTTATGAAAAAACAAAAGGTGTATTTTGTGATGCTAAACCGGGTATAGATTGGACTCTTGATGATGATAATTATTGGAAACCTCCTATACCTTTTCCAGTTTCTTACGATGACAACGTAGACTTAGTAGGATATTACTGGGACGAGAACTTATATAAACAAGATAATACTAAAGGGTGGGTCTTTACAATAGCTGAACCACTTGAAACAATTTATATTTAATGGAACTACCCATTATAATATTACCAGATTCAGTACAACTAAAAACCCCCTCTTTACCTCTCCCTACAGCAAATGTTCCCTCATATCAACCTTTGGTCGTACCTCCGCAAGATTTACGAAGACCCGAAGGCACAGAGGAGGTGCGGACAACAGAAAACCCACCCCCAAAAATACACTTTCCACCCTTACCTAGCATCCCTTTACCATCGCAAGAAGTCCTAGTTGCTGCGTCTGTTACTGCTGTAACGGCTGTGGCAG